TGCAGTTTGCAGGATTTGTAAAGAAAGCAAAACCAGATACAAAGAAGAAACCAGTTGCAAGAAAGACAGGTAACCCTGCATTTGATGATCCAAGTCATCATTCTAATCGTAAGAGTTTAAACAGATCAGAAGACACAGAAGTATATTGGTCAAGTAAAGCATTAGATCAGTTAGATGAGTTAAGTAAGAAGACAATGGGTTCTTACGTTAAGAAAGCATCCACAGACATGGCAATAGGTGCTGTAAAAGGTGACAAAGATAAGGTAACAAAAAGACATTCTGGTATATTAAAAGCAACTGATAAGATAACAAAGGAAGAAGTAGAAGTATTAGATGAAAGACAAAAGGATAGTGACAACCAGAGATTAAGTCAGGAGCGTGGTCGTTCTAACTATGGTAAGGCATCTATTAGAAACGTAAGACACACAGGTGAGGGTGGTAATGCTGCTGATCCTGCTGAGAGACTTGTGTCAATGGATAAGAGACACAAAGCACACAAAGAGAAGCGTGGTGTGAAAACCCTATCAAAATATAAGAAGGTTGTAAAAGAAGAAGGATATGATCGTCTAAGAGACGATGGTAAAATCAAACCATTAGCAAAGAAAAGCGTTGCTACACCTGGTCAAGGCAACACATGGAAGCGTCCTGGCAATGCATTAGACAAGGTAAAAGCGAACATTAGACAAAAATACGGAAAGGATGCTATAATGGGTGAGGCACTTAATCCCAAACTGCAAGCAGTACAGGATAAGGCAAAAGCGAACGTCGCGAAACAAGCAGCAAAAAATGCTGCTGATAAGAAAGCGAAAGCAGATTCTGCTGCTAAGTTCCAAGCACATAAGAAGAGTGAAATGGCAAAGGGCAAACGTCCTGACCAAGCACTTGACTCATGGCAAAAGAAAAAGTTGCAGAAAGAGGATGTAATGTCATTCTCTGATTTCCTTAAAGAAGGAAATGATCGTGCTCGTATGATGTCAAAAGCAAAGAACCAGACTACTGGTAGTATTGCAGCAGACAGAGGTACAGACGAAAAAAAGAACCGAGAGAGTCGTAAGAGTCTCGAAAAGGATCTTAAAAAGAAAGGGATTGGTTATAAAAAATCAGTCGGTAGTTACAAGTATGATGATGGATCTACTGGTAGAGAAGTATCCTACCAAACAAGTCCTGGCAAGGGAATGTCTAAGCGTAAGTTTGGAAAACTTACACGTCGTTTAGGACGTAAGCATGGACAGGAATCAGTGATTACTAAGAAGGCAGGGAAACCCGCTAGATTACATGACACTGAATCTAAGAAACCTGGCAAGTCATACAACCTCGGCAAAGAAGTAAAGAAAGGTAAGAACCCCTCTGGTGAAGGTGAAACATCCGCAACCAAAGTAAGGGGCGGTAAACTACCTAAGAAAACTAAACCTAACTCAACTTATCACTATGGCAAAAAGAAATGACAATGGCGTTTATGAATGCCAATACTGTGGACTAACTGCACCGTTAGGTCACGCACGTCCAAGAACTTGGATGGAAAAACACGAACTGAATTGTGCTAAGAGATCATGATCTTAACCTTCAACGAGTATCTACAAGAAGCATCTAACTGCCCTGACGGTAAAAAGTATTGCCCGAAGTGTCAGATGTGTGTTGAGAAAACTTGTGAGGAAAAGAAGATGATGAAGGAAGCAGCATGGACAAAGAAGGAAGGACAGAATAAAGAAGGTGGTTTAAATGAGAAAGGGAGAAAGTCTTACGAACGTGAGAATCCTGGTTCTGACTTAAAAGCACCAAGCAAGAAGAAAGGTAATAAGCGTAGAGCAAGTTTTTGTGCTAGAATGAAAGGCATGAAACGAAAACTTACATCAGCAAAAACTGCTCGTGACCCTGACTCTCGTATAAATAAATCACTACGAGCGTGGAACTGCTAATATGAATTACTCTTATCACGATGTGATGGAGGTGTACCGAGGAAAAGGTCACCCTCCGTCGGTTAGACACATCCCTAGAATTTTTACATGGTCAGTCGTACTTGCCTTTATGTTAGGTATGACACAGATTGCATATGCTGATGTACCAGTATTGTATGTACAGGTTCCACAATGGACAGATGACTGGGCAGTTTGTGCAGTAGATATACCTGATGCAAAATGTCATTGGTATGTACAGCAGGCAGATAATACATTTGGAGAAGGGTTTGACTGGGAAACCGCACCATGGTTTGATGCAAATGGTTTATATGACGTACCTAGTATGTCGGCATCAACACAATTAGAGAAGTTACAGAACCACGGATAAGTAAAATTACCTATATAATATAGGTAGTTTAATAAAGTTAAATGAAAGATTTACCAATCAGGTCATCATGTATTTTGTTTGGAACAGTTAGTCTTGCTCTTTTATTTTCACGTTATGCTTGGGTATGAAACAATTTAACACTTGGGTACTAGACACCACAATCTACATCTTGGATTTTCTTTACAGAGGTAGAGACTTCCAAAGATTCTGGGTATTAGAAGTTATTGCGAGAGCACCCTACTTCTCTTTTATATCTGTTCTACACTTCCGTGAGTCGTTAGGACTTAGAGGACCAGAACACATATACTTAATGAAGGAACACTTTTATCAGGCACTAAATGAGACAGAGCATCTTGAAGAAATGGAAAAGCGCGGTGGTGATGAACACTGGATTGACAGGTTTTTTGCAAAGCACCTTGTTCTTGTATATTATTGGATCATGGTTGGGTACTATCTTATTAATCCTCTTGCTGCTTATGATATTAATATGAAGATAGAGAAGCATGCATTCGAGACGTATATAAAATATTTGGCATATCATCCAGAAGATCAGAAGATAGCAGAGATAGCAGAAGACGAACTAAAACACGCACACGAATTACACCACGCAATGTCTATGATCTAATGGTTGTAGTTCATTCAGTTAACATTATGGTTCTCATACTTGTAATAAGTGTGACGATTCTTATCGCCTATATAATGAAGTATGCCTATGAGGAAATGAACGATGGGAGCAATGACACCACCAAGCAGGAAGAGTTGTTACAACTTCCGAGTGACGGAGATAGTAAAGGTAGTTGATGGTGATACCATTGATGTAGTAATAGACTTAGGATTTGATATTTACAAACACGAACGTGTAAGAATAGCGGGTATCGATACTCCTGAGAAAAGAACGAGAGACCTTGAAGAAAAGAAACTAGGTATAGATGCAACTAACTGGATGAAAGGAACATTGGAGGACACGATTAATGGAGAACATGAACTTACTATACGAACTGAACTTAAAGGCGGGGTTGGTAAGTATGGTCGTCTCCTTGGTTGGTTATATGTGGGTGACGAGGAAAAGTCGCTGAATGAACAGATGATTGACGAAGGGTACGCATGGTGCTATGATGGTGGTACCAAACGTAAAGACTTTGAGTCTCTTAAAGAGATTCGTAGAAGTCAAGGAACGTTAATAGAATGATACCATCTATGAGAAAAACAATTCTTAACGCTCTTAAAGCGCATGCTATGGGTGACATTAAAAAACACCTAGCAAACATTGAAATATATTTGGAGAACCCTGCTGGCATTGGAGAACACTCTGATGTCATGGAGGCAATTCAAGTTGAACTAGATCAGGTGGCAAAATACCATGACCAACTCGAAGTCATCAAAAACTACATTGACAGGGAATCTAGTTCATGAAGTCTCTTCATTAATTAGACATAAAATATTAACTTTACCCGCACTTAAACCATTAGATAATCCACATCCCATTGTAGAAAATGAGGATGTGTTTATTATTAATGAAATGAATAGGTGTAAGGGTCTAAGGAAAGTACATTTAGAAACTGGATATACAAAGAACATTGAGGTCATGCACTGTGTGTTCTTTCCTAATCCAGAATACCCCTTACCTATATTTGGTGCTGATATAGTTGCAACACCGAAGATAGTTACTGCTGCGATATGTGATATCTCTCCTGTACATAATGCAAGTAGTATATACTATGGTTTAGATATAATCGCTAGTCAATATAAGTTTAAAGAAAGAAGACAGTTACCAGAGTGGGCAGATATATTTTCAGACTATGTACAGTTCATGCGTATACGAGACAACAAAGAGAAGAATATGTTTGTCGAGTTAGTTAGTAGATACTTAGACATCTACATTGAGCATGTATATGGTGCTGAGAGAGATAAGAACTGGATAAATACTATGAAGAGAATGGATGATCAAATCTGGTATTGTAAGCAACAAAGGCAGAACAAGAAAACCAAGGCAGTCCTTGGACAATGGTTCGATCCTGAGTGGGCAGATGATTACATCAACAATACTCTATTTGATGTACCTAATAGAAATTGGCAATGGTGGATGAATGGCGACTGAACATCAGTATCTAGGTAACCCTAATTTAAAAAAAGCAAACGTTGCACAGAGTTTTACTCCGTCACAGGTGAAAGAGTTCGTCAAATGTTCTCAGGACCCTGTGTATTTTATTAAGAAGTATATTAGAATCGTCTCACTAGATAAAGGTCTTATACCATTTGACTTGTATGACTTCCAAGAAGACATGGTAAACAAGTTTAATGATAATAGATTCAATATTGCTAAGTTACCTAGACAGTCTGGTAAGTCTACTGTTGTTACATCATATCTGTTATGGTATGTAATCTTTAATGATAATGTGAACGTAGCAATCCTTGCTAACAAGGCAGCGACTGCTAGGGAAATGCTACAACGTCTACAATTAAGTTATGAAAACCTCCCAAAATGGATGCAACAAGGAATCAACCAGTGGAACAGAGGTTCTCTGGAACTTGAAAACGGCAGTAAAATCATGGCTGCTTCTACTTCCGCTTCTGCTGTCAGGGGTATGTCATTTAATATTATATTTCTGGACGAATTCGCGTTCATTCCGAATCACATTGCTGACCAGTTTTTCAGTTCTGTGTATCCTACTATATCTTCTGGTAAATCAACAAAAGTTATTATCATATCTACACCACATGGTATGAA